ATAACTATCCCTACAAGCGCCACACCATGTAGCGTTAAAGAATAAAATTGATTTTTCTTTGCGATTAATTGACTCTTTTAGTAATTGCTTGTTCATGTTTAATTTCTTTAATATCAAATTTTAAATCTAAGTAATCTTTACCAATATATGATATATGTGTTACTTTAGCGTCTTTAATACATATTTGTTTATATTTTTTATCTTCCAATATTCTTTTAGACCAATGTAAATCAGTAGAAGCTCCAGGTTGATAATCATGTACTGCTAGTGTTTGGTAAGGATATTCTAACCATACTTGTCGTTTAGCTCCTGTAAAGAACCAGCCGGTAAAAGCGGTTTCTATTTCGTCTGGTAATGAGTCTACTTCATATGTTTTGACTAGGTTATAGTGTTTTTTAAATAATGGTAATGCCGGTCCTTGACTATAAGTGTATAATCTATTTTGTTTATAGATAGTAGTCCATGTATAATTTTGTCTCCAAACACCCCATCCCGTAACAATATCATGATGTTGAAGTTTTCGTTCTAATAATTCAAAATGATGTTTTTTAATTAATAAATCATCAGGTGCTAAAAAATAATTGTCATAATCTGTTTCCTGGATAAATTTATTAATATGGATATTTAATTCAAATTCAGTATAACCCTTAAACCAAACTTTATCTATATTTAGTTTATCAACACATTCCTTAAAAGGAGCCATGTTTCGAGCATTCATTATCATTAAAACATTCCTCATAGCTTCTTAGTATAATGGTATAAAATATCTTCAATAATATCTAATGATGTTTTATTTTTTAAACCATCAGGATTACGATACAAATCAGGAGCATTTTCATCACCAAATCTTCCAATAACAAATCCAGTATAATATTGAATAAAATTATCTTCAACACGGTAATAAGCATCTATAAAGTCATATTCTTTATTTTCCCATAATATATCATTTATAATTGATATTTCACAATTATTTTCTTCTTTAAATTTTTTAATTGCACAAATCCAAGTATGTAATTCTTTAGGATCAGTACTATCTAAAGTAAAGTTAACTAATTTATGACGACAATCAAATGATTCTGAATATATAAGATCGTCAGTGTAGCGTTTATAAATTTCAATATGATATGGGACTAATCCTTTATAAAAATAATCTACAAAATGAGCATGTTTAAGTGCACTTTCAGCAAATGGTATTTTAAAATCTTCATTATTAATTATAATCTCATCAACAATCTTTCCACCAACACTATTATATTCCCAAACTAATTTTCGATTTTGTTTTTGTTGTTTAATATAAATTTTAATCCAAAATTCAGTTGTATTATCTTGCAAATCATAACATGTGATTCTAAGTCCGTTTTGGTATTCTATAAAAATACTGTATTTATTATTCTGCATGTAGTTGCCATTGTTTAAAGTCTTCGTACACTTCTTTATCTGATATCCCTTCGTAAGATTCGAACCCACTAAAAGCGAATATATCTTCTATATAATCGCTTATTAGTGATAGTTCAATTCCTTTTTCTACTAAGATATCTTTTAGATGTTGCTCAATAGAATCAGTCATAATTATACATTTAATGTTTTATCCCAAGCTGAGATGTGTAAACGAGTTAAACCACGGAATTTATATTTTTTAGCCATTTCTAAAACGAACTGAGTGCGTTCGTGGAAGTCAGTTTGGCTATCTAGTCCTGGCATACAAACCACATTGGCAAGAGGTATGCTAAATGGTACGATAAAGTCACGGAATATTTCTTGTACGTCTTCTTCATTGGATATAACAAATTTAAATTGGTAATTAGAATGTTCCATAATGCGTTTAATAGCTTCTGGTTTAATACGTTGTTTCTCAGTCATACCTGAGTTTGTTAACTTAGGTGAGCAGTTGATTTGATCTAAGTATTTAAATAAATCATTTTCAATCACTACAGTACCATTAGTTTCTATTTCACTATAAGTGTTTCCAATAGGATCTGCCTGTGATAACCAGTAATTATGAAAATTAACAATTGCTTCTTGGTGTCCTTTAATTGTAGGTTCACCACCAGTCCAAATCAAATGAATTGTTCCGTTTAAGATATCTTCATAAATACCTTGTTCTTTCCATCTATCAATTAGATATTGGAAGTCTTTGTCTTCACCTCTCCAAGCCCATTGAGATGTACTATCACAAGTCCAAGTTGCTTTACCTTCTAGTTCTAAGTCACCTTTGAATATCTCACCGTCAGCTAATTCTTTTTCATTAAGTAGCGCTTTTAAAAAACGGTTAGACATACCACAAGTTAAATTACATAAACCTAGTCTAATAAAGTAAGATGGAATACCTGTACTAATACCTTCTCCCTGTACTGAGTAGAAGTCACTACTAATAAGTAGTTTGTTTGGGTCTATTTTACTCATCGTTATTGTTTTTAAATGGATAATATTTAACGGTTGTTTCTTTAACTAATCTACCTGAACCGTTACAGGCTTCACATGTAACATATTTAACGGGTTGTGCTAGAATGGGTTTATATTCGGTACCATTGCCTTTACAACGCTCACATATGATAATTTCTTTAGTTTTCATAATTGTTAGTTTAGTCTTCTTGGAATATTGCAGAATTTTTCTCGTGTTCGAAACATTCTACTTTAATTACTTTACAACGACCAGCATCTGTTTTAGATAACACATCATTGAATTTATCAAAAACAAGTTTAGCTAAGTTTTCACAACCCATCTTATCCATAACTCTTAAATGACATAATCCTTCCATTTCTGCTGATCTAAAGAAATCTAAATATGGATCATCTTTTTCAATAAGTAAAGTATGATCAAACATATAGTCCATCCAAGCTTTAAGTCCATTACCTCTAGGTGCTTCTTTAAAACCACCAAAGTCAACTATCCAATTCATATCGTCTAATTGATTTTCGATATCGGGTTCATTACTTGCAAACCATACTTTAAAATACATTCCATAACCGTGTAATAATTGACAGTGTGAATGTTGTGCTCTCCATTGTCTGATAGCAACGGAATAATTGTCAAATGTTTTTGTTGAAACGTATCTAGCCATTTTTATTGATTTACCCAATTAATAATTTCGTTATATGATTTTACTCCACTGAATCTACGAACTTCTCTTTCGTTTTCCACAAGTATAACTGTAGGAATACTAGTAACACCAAAACGTGTAACTACATCTGGTTCATAATCAACGTTAAGTTTTTTAACGGGAACTGTTTTAGCAACTTGATCCATTGTAGGACCCAAGGCTTTACAAGGCTGGCACCAGCCTGCATGGAAAAAGAATAATTGTTTCATAATTTTTATTTTAAATATAATTAATTTGTTTTAAATTTCCAAATAAAACCATAAGCAGATTTTTGTTTTTTTCTACAACAAGCTCCAACCCCATCACCTTTAATTTTTAAAAAAGCAGATGCTTCTTTTTGAGAATCCCATTCTTTAATAAAATTACCTTGAAGATCATATTGAAGTATTGGGGTATTTTGCCATGTATTTTTTCTAGTTTTTAAAAAATCTCTAGTTGATTTAATCTTTTGTTTATGCTCTTCGGTAAATGGTTTTCCTTTATTAGAATGAGTTTTACCCATATTAGATTTACTTATTTTTTTACCACGTGTGGGGTGGTTTTTTATTACATATCCAAATTCTTTTGGTTTAGGTATACCTTTAAAAGGATTAGGTTTTCCTATTTTAGATTTACTTATTTTAATTTTAGTTAGATCCGAATGTTTTTCTAAACCTCCTCCTCCTTTATTTTTATTTTTTAAAATAAACCCCCATTGTCTTAACTGTTCAATCCAATAAGATTCCCAAAATTTCCATTCATCTTTTAAAACTTCATCTAATAATTTTATTTTTAAATTTTGTTCTTTTAATCTTATTTTATGAGAACTTAATCTAACTTCAAGTTTAGTTGATGTTTTACCAATATAAAAAGGTACGTTATTACTAGTATGCAGATAGTATATTTTAATATATTCCATAACCATACATATTAACAAAATCAAGGATCACACCAAAATTAAATAAATTCTTCTTCTTTAATTAATTCAATATTGGGGTTTAGAAAACGAAGTAAAGCTGTATTACATTCATGTAGGGGTTTATAATCACTCCATTTGTCCGAATATTCAGGTTTACCGCCTTTTAATCCAACATATACTTGTCCATTTTGATTCATAACGACATAAAATGGTTGTGGTACTTCATCTTTTCTTCTTTTCATATCCGTAATATACAACCTTATTTTTGCTTTTCCAAATGATCAGCAAGTACTTTTTCAGCGTGTGATCTAGCTGTTTCCCACGTTACAGGACCTAAATCTAAATCAGCATATGCTACCGGATCCGGACGACCTAATTTAATAAACGCTTCAATACGTTCTACTGATGCTGCTGATTTATAGTCACTAAACCATGCACCATCGAATGGTACCCATGAATTTTTAATATAAATTGGTTTATAACTTGTGTTTGTACGTTTATATACTTCATCAAAATCTAAACCTAATTCAGTACAACATTCTAAACCATGTTTTAAGATATCAAATTTATCTACTTCTAGGAATGGAGTTGATATTGTTACTTTTTCAGAACCCCAATTACCTAATTTAAATGCTTCAAAATCAGCATCTCTAAACTCTTGTCTACAATCAGGATAAATTGAATGATCACCGGCATGTATTCCCATTGCAATAGTACATTCAGCATTGTTTTGTTCAGCAATTGATAATGCTACTGCTTGAATAATAGATGCAAATATTTTATTACGATTAGGTACTACAGTTGCTTTCATATTTTCTTCAGCATAGTGTCCTTCAGGAACATCACTTCCGCCTTCAACTAATGATGAATTTAATAACTGAGATAAACCATCTAATTTAATGATTTGATGTCTTACCTTAGAGTAATCTTTAGATAACCATCCTTGTGATGGATCTGAATTAATATATTTTACTAATGATGCTGCTCGTTCTAGTTCTATTTTATGTTTTTGACCATAATCAAAACTTAAACACGTAACTTCATATCCGGCAGATAATAGGTGGAGTAATAATGTGCTTGAGTCCATACCACCTGATAGACTTAGTACTGCGTATTTTTTATTTTTCATATTAATGTTTTTTATTTGCGAAACGTCTAAATACATCTAAATTTGATTGACTGATGTTAGCTCGGTTATCATAAATTTGTTGTAATACTTTTTTTAATTCTTCTTCAAAGGCAGGATTAATATCGCCTTGTGGTTTTTTATTAGAATGCAAGTTCATGTTCGTTTGTTTTATTAGGAAATAATGATTGTACAGCAAAAAATTGATCTAAGAAACGTCTTTCATATGTCATAATACGACCTTGAGGGGATGGAGAATGAGATACAGTTTTAGTACCTGTTCTAGCTCCCATAATTACGGCAAATTGATATACTTTACCTCCTAATTCTTTACCAGCTGCTTTACCTAAATAATCGTAAAGTGAAATTAATTCTGTTTGATTTGACATTATATATTAGTTTAAATTGTTTATTGATCTAAATAACTCTACATTATGACGTACTAAATCAATATTAATTTCATCATAAGGACAAGTTTGAGCTTGATTCATATTTAATTTTGGTTTTTCATTTAATCCATTAAAACCATAAGCTGTGCCTTCTAAAGCCGCCATGATTGGATTTGACGTATCAATACTTTCAATAAATGGCATATCAACATACCATCCAAATTCTTGTGGTACAGCACATCCTAAAAGATGCACTCTATCAGTTGCTGATATTACTTTAGTTCTATAAAGTTGAGATATTAATTTAATTCGACCTAATGCTTTGCCTAAGTCTTTATGTGGATGATCGCTTATACTATTATAATAAGAAGCACCATATGAAAATGCTATTTTCTTATAACCTAAATCTTTGTATGTTTGATAACAAGTAATAGCATCTCCAATACTTGTTGCTTGAACAACTGCTACTTTAGTTACTTCACTAGGTAATTTAATTTGAGACCATTTTCTAGCATTAACAATTGATTGAGTTGTGTGTTCCCAAACATCCGGTACTATAAATTCATTTGGTTTTAATTCATTTATCCAATGTAATAAACGTTCAGTATCATAAGCTGTACCTAATTCATGTAAGGAGTTATCCATAATAATATAACGTCCTTGTTGTTTTGCTTGTGTAAAATATTCTAAGTATTGTTCGCTTTCATCTAACAAGTGGGGTAAATTGTAATCATAATCGTTGAACTCCGCACTTAAATCTAATAAATCGAAAGGAACTTCGTGTGAAACTTTTATTTTTTTATTCATAACCTATGTTGTATCTATAAATATAATTAATCTAACTGAAATCTCCAAAAACTCTATTATTTTCCTTATATTTTTTTCTAATATAATGATAAAATTCTTCTAATGTACCATCAAAATCAAGCATTTCGTTTTGCACTGTTTCTTCATCTAATTTAAAGTTAATTTTAAACTCTTTATACAAATTACTCATTCGTTCTGCTTCGTCTTTTTCAAAATCAGCCATCAAACGACGATAACGAGCTACATCTAATACTAATATTTCTGATTGTTTTACAGGATC